TAAAGAAACTCTTTCAAGAAATGCTAGAGATTGTTTTGACTCACTGAGTTCTCAGCCTGGTGCTAAATTCGCTGAAGGTTCTTGGTGGCAAGCATTTAATTCTGTCACTTATGTTTGCGATCATAAACAAGGTCGTAACGAAGACAATCGTCTTTATTCTTCTTGGTTTGGTGGAAATCAACTTCGTAAGAAAAAAGCACTAGAAAGCGCTATCAAATTTGCGGAGGTATCATAATGAATAAGTTTGTTACAGTGGGGCTCGTCTTAGTTGGCGGGCTTGCTCTTAACGCTTGTAGCTTAACAGGTAAAAGAGAAATGATTAAAATAGTTCAGTCTGAAAAGGCTGAATCAATTCCTAAGTGGTATGTGAATACGCCTAAAGATGAAAAAGAACTTATCTTTGGTTCAGGTACTGGTTTGTCTTCTGATTTACAATTCTCTATGGATAAAGCTATGCATCAAGCAAAAGTAGTTCTTGGAGATAAAATTAGTAACTCAGTGTCTATGACAATAAAATCGTTTACAGCAGATGATTCTTCAACAGGACTAGCTGGTGTTGCAGTCGAAGAGACTACAAAGGTTTCAAAGTCTGGATATTCTAAAATCGATGTTTCAGAATACGATGTAGTTGATAAAGCTGTCACTATGGAAGGTATGAGTTTTCGTACTTATGTTCTTCTAAAAGTAAATCCAAAAGGACGTAAGAATCAAACTGTAGTAGTTGATCAGGCGGCTGTTAATAAAGCTCGTGAAAAAGCTAGAGTTGAAATTGAAAAGCTTAACTAATGGCTTATCTAGTAGTTATCTTAGCATTTTTATTTTTCTGTCTGCAGTGGGTGCAAAAAAATCCACCACTATCGCAAACAGAAAAATGTCAATGTGAAAAGTTACCTGAAGACTATTTCATAATTCAAACAGATGAAACTGTTTATTGCATTGACGATAAACGTTCAAGAGAAATCAAACAAAAAATTAAACATTCAAAGAAAGAAATAAAATGAAGAAACATAGTTTAGCTCAGACTCAAGCTTGGGCAAAAGAAAATGACTTAAGACAATTCATGCGGTTTGATCCAAAAGAACGAAAGAATAATTTTAAAAAAGATTATGGCAATCGAAGAAAGCCAAATTTCAGACCCAGGTAAAATGTTAATCTAGTATAAATAGCTTTATGCTTAGATTTAAAACATATCTGGAGGAGAAGATGGCAAATTTTGTCGCTATGAGTCCTGGTGAGTTTTTAAAACTCAACTCGCAAACAAGCGAAAGACGTATTGACATTCTTCGTCGCCTTATGAAAAATGGTGAAGCGATGCCGACAGTTGACGGCGTCGAAATTGTAGTTAAAAACACACCTGAAAATATAGAAGCTATTGATCGTCTTGAAAAAGATAAAAAAACACAAATACTAGATACAAGTAAAGGCAAAATAGCTACTAATAAAATTGGTAAATCAAATGTATTTGGCGGAGGTGGTGGCGGATCTGGTGGCGGGTCTAAACAAACAGCCATGGCCGAAAGTTTACAATGTCTTTATTGTGAATATATGGTAAACAACCCAAGAGCTACATTTGAATCTATTCAACCTTCTGATCTTGCTAACTCGATGAGTAAAGTTTCAATAGGTGGAACAAGTATGAACGATGCTGTGTCTTTAGATGCATCATGGCACTATTCATCTTATTGGACTGCAAAAGAATTATTACGTAAAAAATATATAAACTCTAGTATGACATTTCATCGTGACGACAAAGTGATGAAAACAATCTACAGTAAGAAGAAAGAAGCTCTTAAAAATTCAGGTATGGCAAACCTTAGTGATGACAAATGGAATCCAGGTGACATATGGGCAGTAACTTCTCAATCTGTAATTACTAGTTTACCAACAACATCTATTCAAGAACTTAACGCAAGCCTTGTTAAACTTTTTGACGAGAAAAAACTTGTTGGTATTTCTTTGAAAAAAATAATAAAATTTGAAAATATTAAATGTATAGTTAAAAATGAAGAACCAAATGCTAAAGTGTATAAATTTAAAGATGGCAGACTTATGGCATCATTTGCACGTAAAGCTTCTGAGTTTTGGAGAAGTAAATCAGGTGTAGTTGAGTTTGACGGTGGCAAAGCAGATCTTCGTACTTCATCACAATTTGCTGCAATTAACTTTGAAATTACATTGAAAACTGCGCGTGGTGGTAGAGCTGGATATGGACAAATTATCGAATCATTAAGAAAAAGAGCTGGAAAAAAAGCACCTGATAACAAACAGCTGAAAAAGATAGCTGAGGATTTAAGTCAAAAAGCCGAAGGTTCAAGATATGCAAATTTATTTTTTGCTATGGCTAAAAAAGTACATCCAACAATTCAAAAAAATGAATTCATGTCTGGTTTTTTAGAAAATAAACCGCATGAAATACACAGTAAAATGGGTGCTACGTATGTGTTAAGTTGTTTATTTGAAAATAAAACTAATGGCAAAGCAGATAAGATAATTACTGATCTTGTTAACTATGCTGGATCAGAATTAGATATCTCATCAATTTACGCGAAGGTATACGAATAATGTTAAATTTCGAAAATTTTATTACTGAACAAAAAAATACTCACATGACTCATATTGAAGATAAAGTTATTTATGGTGGAGTCAATGGCGCACGTGAAGCAATATTAGCACTTCGTTCTTTACGCGACATGTTAGCTGGTGAGAAAGACGGAAACGTATCTGTTAAATGGGATGGAGCACCTGCAGTGTTTGCAGGTACAGATCCTTCAGATGGTAAATTTTTTGTAGCTAAAAAAGGTATATTTAATAAGAATCCAAAAGTTTATAAAACACCAAAAGATGTTGATGATGATACATCAGGTGATCTTAACAAGAAACTTAAACTTGCTCTAGAGCTTTTGCCAGAGTTAGGTATCAAAGGAGTAATACAAGGTGATTTTGTTTTTGGCCCAGGAGATATTAAAACATCTAGAATTAAAGGAAAGTCCTATATTACGTTCCACCCCAATACAATTGTTTATGCAATACCATCTGGCACGGAGATGGCCAAGCAAATCAAGGCAGCAAAAATTGGAGTTGTATGGCATACGGAGTACAAAGGACGAACATTTGAAACGATGAAAGCTTCGTATAATTTCAACGCAAGTAAATTAAAGAAATCAAAAAACGTTTGGTCGCAAGATGCTCAGCTTGGCGACGCAACTTCAGCTACTATGTCAGCAAAAGAAACAGCAGAAGTAAATGAATATTTAAGTTTAGCTGGTAGAACATTTAACAAAATTGCTGGCAGTGCGTTAAGACAAATAGAAAACAATGAAAAGTTATCTCAGCATATTGAAACTCACGGTAACAAATATGTAAGAGCTGGTCAATTACCGCCTGATCCAAAGAAAAGAGTTGCTGCGCTGATCAAATTTATTCAAGATAAATACCAAAAAGAAATTGATAAACGTTCTAGTGAAAAAGGCAAATTAGCTCAACAAGGTAAATTAGATGATATTTTAAAATTCTTTTCAAATGAAAATAAAACTAGTTTAGAAATGGTGTTTGAATTGCAACGAGCTATAGTTCTAGCGAAATTAAAACTTATAAATAGATTAAACAAGATTTCAAATTTGAAAACATTTTTGAAAACAAAAAGAGGTTATCGTACTACAGGCCAAGAAGGTTATGTAGCTATTGATAAGCTTGGTGGTGATGCAGTGAAAATTGTTGATCGTATGGAATTCTCATATGCCAACTTTTCACCCAATATATTAAAAGGATGGGATACACCAGGGAGATCGTAATGGCTTTAAAAAGCTTTAGAGATATCGTGCATGAATTAAAAATGAAGCGCGATAAAAAATTACCAAATTTAAAAACACCTGTTAAAGGTCCAAAAGGTACTAGTAGATTTTCACGATTTAAGTCTGCAAGTAAAAGTACCACAAGCTCTGCATCTTTAGGAACAAAGAACGCGTTATCAGCTGGTACTGAATATCCTACAGAAGAATCAGTTGACGAAGCTACATGGCCAGATGAAATGCCTAATGAAGATGTTGATGTAGATGAAGAACTTTCTATTTCAGCTAGACGTAAACTTTCTAGATTGATGAAACGACGTAAGACTCAGCTTAAAAGATCTCGTTTACGCGCTAGAAAACGTATGGCTAAAACTGATGTGTTGAAAAAACGTGCTAGACGTGGAGCTAGAGCTGATGCAGCTAAAAAATTGGCAAAAGGAAAAGATAAAAAAGATTTATCAATAGCAATGAAAAAGAGCCTTGAAAAACGTTTAGCAATGCCAGCTGTGCAAAGAAGAATCAAAACAATGACAAGGCGAATGATGCCAACTAAACGTAAGCTGGAGATCTCGCGAAAAAGATGATTACAAGTTTTAAAAATTATTTAAGTGAAGAAGAAAAGGTTGTTTATTTTACCTTTGGTAGAATGAATCCACCAACTGTTGGTCATGAAAAACTTTTAAATAAGTTATCGTCTGCAGCAAAATCAAATCCATATCGAATTTATTTGTCTCAAACAAAAGATGCAAAAAAGAATCCATTAGACTATAAGAAAAAAATTAAGTATTCGAGAAAGATGTTTCCTAAACANGCACGTTCTATTATGCTAGATACAAAAGTAAANAGTGTGTTTGATATTTCTACAAAACTTTATGATGAAGGATTTAAAAAAGTTATAATGGTNGTGGGTTCTGATAGAACTACAGAATTTGAAACACTTTTAAATAAGTACAATGGTAAAAAAGGNAGACANGGATTTTATAACTTTCAAGGCATTAATGTAATATCAGCAGGTGAAAGAGATCCTGACGCTGATGATGTATCAGGTATGTCAGCATCAAAGATGCGTAAAGCAGCAAGTGATGGAGACTTTCCTCAATTTGTTCAAGGTTTACCAAAGTCTATTTCAAATCCTGACGCTAAAAACATATACAACGATGTTCGAAAAGGTATGGGTCTAAAAGAACAAAAAGAATTTAAAAACCATATTCAGTTAGAAACTAGTGCAGCCCGTGAAAATTACATAGCCGGAAAATATCAAGCTGGAGATCAAGTAGTAATTAAAGAAACAGATGTAGTGGCAACAGTTATAAGACGTGGATCAAATTATTTGATCGTTGAGTCAAATGGTCAAGTAATGAGAAAATGGATTGATGCTGTTGAAGCAATTGGCGAATATTATAAATATGATTTTGGAACACCTGAAGCAACTAAGTACGCAAAGAAAATGACACCAGGATATGAAGCACGTCAAGATCCAGATATTAAAGATCGAAAAGGAGCTCAACCTGCAGGTTACCATACAGGCTTAAAAAAATCTACAAAAATTAAAAGAGATGCTCAGTTTAAGAAACAAGGTAAAATGAGAGACGATGATCCTAATGCTTATAAACCAGCACCAGGAGATAAAGGCGCCAAAACAAAATTAAGTAAGCACACTAAGAAATTTAAACAAATGTTTGGAGACGATTAATGAAATTCAAAGATTACATCGACGAAGATGCAACAGCTGGCTTAAAGAAGAAAGCTGAAAAGTCTGGAATGCCATTAAGCGTTCTTAGATCAGTTTATAACCGTGGCTTAGCAGCTTGGAAGACAGGACACCGACCAGGGACTACTCCACAACAATGGGGTTTTGCAAGAGTAAATTCATTTGTAACAAAATCAAGTGGAACTTGGGGTAAAGCTGATAAAGATTTAGCTGCAAAGGTAAGAGGAAGTAAAAAGAAATGAAAACAATGAAAGAAATTATAGGAGATTTAAGATCTCGATTAGGTACACTGCCAGAAGTCGAAGATAATCTTGAAGAAGATCGTAAAGCTGGTAAATATAAAAAAGGCGAAATCATTGTTTCTGGCCAATGGCCAAATCCTGATCAATGGGCTAAAGAATATATTATGCCTAATGTAGATAAAAAAGGTGTNCGTATATATTCAACAGGACCATCATTTAAAATAGAAAAATTATAGGAGTAGAAAATGCCATTGAAAGTATCAGATGGAATAGGATCGTGGGTCAAAGATTTTCAAAAGTCTAAAGCTCCACAATTTAAAGGTAAAAATGACGAAGAGCGTAGAGATATGGCTATAGCAGCGTATCTTTCTGCAAAGCGTGGTCCAGAAAAAGAAGAAACTGTTAGACAAGAAGCTATGTCTGCTGCTGATAAAGCTGCTCATGATAAAGCGATCGCTGCATTTAAAGCTAAAGGTGGTAAAGTTAAAAAGCTTAAGCCAGGTTATGCTCAAGGATATCACGGTAAAGATGATCTCGGAACTGGAATGCATGGTATGTTAGACCGTGGAGATTCAAAAGCAATTGGTACTCGTAAAAAAGCAGCATCAATGGGAGCATTACGTAATAGTTATATGGAATCCATGGATCCAAAAATGCGTAAAGTAAAGCAATTAGCTACTCTTGGTCTAGTCGGCAAATCTGATGTTATGAAACTTCTAACAGCTATGAAATCAATTAGTGATGGTAAGGAAGTTAAACCTCAAAATCGTAAGATTATATTCAGCGCTTTTGCTGATTTAATTGATCTAGTAACTGGCGACACTGCAGTATTTCAAAAAGCAAAGAAAGCTGTAAAAGAAGAACACGATCCAAAACACATAAAACAAGCAATTGGTATTGCATCTGATCCTAGGTATGCAAAAGGTAATATGACTGGTGCTGTTAAAACTATGAATAAACTTTCCAAAGGTATTCATAAGCATCCTCAAGTTGCAGCAGTACTTAGAAAACAAAATGAAGCACTTGACAAGAAAGATACTGATTCAGTTAAGAAAGTTATTAAAGGTCTTAAAGGCGCAGTAAAAGCTCATTCAGGCCAAGTTAAATCTTTAACTAAAGATATTAAAGATGACGTACAAGTAAAAGAGATCTCAAAGAACCTTGCAAGAAAATATGTAAATAAAGCTGCAATAGACTTATTTCATAAAGGACAAGCTCAAGGTGCAGCTGATACGATAGCTAAAGCTGGTGGTAAACATCCAGATCAAAAATATACAGGTGGACCTGAATTTAAAGGTGCACGAAGAGTTGGTGGCATACAAAGAGCAACACGAAAGCTTATGAAAAAAGAAGCATACACAACATCAGCTGATAGAAAACCTGAAAATGTTACAGGTCCAGATGGTAAAGTAAGAGTTCGAATGGTACCGGTAAGAAAAAAATCTGCAGAATCAACTATTGGATATGGTAAAGCTATGGTTAAAACTCAAAGAGATCAAAAGAAAGCTTTAATTACACCAAAAGATAAGAGCACTCTTGGAAAATTAGCTTCACTTATGGCAAAACAACCAAAGAGGAAATCGTGATAAAATTTAAAGATTTTCAAGAAGGAAAGAAAGGTTCAACTGATGCGCCGAAAGGTCCTGAGTCTTTTGAAGCACAATATAAACGTCGGCTTGTAAAAACCACAGACCCTGAACATAAAGAAAAAGGTTATGAGTGGAGAATCAAAGGAAAAAAGAATAGTTCTTTGACTAAAAAACTATATAAGAAAAAACCAAATCAGGGTGAATTCAATAGTCAAATGAGAAGGATCGCTGCTTATGAGTTTGGATAAATTTAAAGAGTTTCGTGAAGACGAGATTGATAATATTTGTGAAAGTATGTACAATGATCTTGAACTTGAAGAAGCTGAGTTCAAAGGAAAAAAAGTTACATTGAACGATCCTATTCGTACTTCTGAAAACCCGAATAAAAAATTTAAAGTCTATGTTAAAGGCGAAAAAGGTAACGTAGTAGTGGTAAGATTTGGCGATCCAAATATGAGTATAAAACGCGATGATCCAGCAAGACGTAAGTCTTTTAGAGCCAGACATAATTGTGATAATCCCGGGCCAAAATATAAGGCACGGTACTGGTCTTGTTATCAATGGAGGGCTTCAGCGCCAGTTGATAATTAATGGAAATAAAACAAAGGCAAAATATTAAGATGGCAAACACTACGGCACAACGACTAGATCGTATTGAAGAAAAAATTGATAAACTTGCTGAAGCAATGATATCACTAGCTCGAGCAGAAGAAAGAATTTCATCGATTGCAGAAATGCAGTCGCATCAAACTGAGCGATTAAATAGATTATCTGGAAAGATAGACGA